GCCTATTGGACCAGTCCGAACGCCACGAACATGTTCCGCAACGTGATCTCTGTTGCCGAGCATCCGGGCGATACACAAGACCAGCAGATGCGCGTCAACCACGAAGGCGATTTGAATCAGGCGACGATGTTCGACTTATCCATAACGGTCCGTGGCTGGCAGCGAAGCAACGGCAATCTGTGGCTCGACGAGACGCATCAGCTGATGGATGTCTATTCGCCGATGCTGTTTCCGTCCGGCAAGGAGACGCTTGGCCTTTATCGCGTCAATTGTGTCCAGGGTGACGACATCGGGACGATCACGCGACTTGGTTTTTGCACGAAGACCTGGCTCGGCCATGGCGCCGATATGATGCAGTCCGGACCGCAAAGCCAAGCCTCGCAGAGCGATGCACAACCGCTGTCGGAGAGCGCATGAGACGATTGACCGAGCGCTCGATGACCGATCGCATGGGTAACGCCATCAATCGCATTACCATCGATAAGACTGACGACGATCCATACATGCAGGAAGTACAGCTGCGCGGTTATTGCGATGAAAAGCAGGATGGCATCGAGCACTTTCACCCTTACGGTTTTTCCGCCCGCACGCAGGCGCCGACTACCGGAAAGGACGGGACTAAGAACAAGGCCGAAGGCGTTATGGTATTCGTCACCGGCAATCGTTCGCATGGCCTAGTGATCGTCGTTGGTGATCGTCGCTATCGTCTTAATGGCTTGCAGGAAGGCGAGGTGGCGCTGCATGACGACCAGGGTCATCAGGTTCATCTAACGCGCGACGGTATCGTCATCTCGGCGCCTAATAGCAAGAAGATCGTTACGCAATTAATGAGCGACGATAGCATTCCTCGTAATGGTTCAAGTAAGGACAGCGGCAGCAGCGGAGATTTCGGGCAGTCAGCGCAAGCCGGCCGCGCGACGGATGCTTCGATCACGTTGACCAAGGATTCCTTTACGATCTCGCACAAGCAGAAGGTTCAATATACGGTTGGCAATAGCTCGCTGACGCTGGAATCGAGCAAGATCACGATCACATCGCCGACGATCAGCAACGTAGCTTCGTCACGTTTCGAAACGACAGGATCAACTATTTTGGGTCTCGATAATCCCGGAGAGGGAGGCGAGCGTGTCATGACCACTGCTGGGCCTGCAAAGAAAACCTACGCGAAAACTGGATGACTGATCTTCGCATTCAGGAACAGGGGATCGGCACTTTCGCCATCACGCTCGATCTCTTGCAGCGACCTGACAATTTGATCGATGAAACGCAAGCGCTGGCGACGGCCGTCGTTGTCGCTCTCGGCACCGATCGGCGCGCCAACGCCGACGATCCATTGCCGGATGATTACAGCGATGATCGACGCGGCTGGTGGGCCGACACCGATGCGGAGAAAATCTGGAACGGCTGGCCGATCGGCTCGCGGTTGTGGCTGCTCAATCGCGCGAAGATTACCAGCGTCGCTTCGCGCTATGGTGTAACGGTTGCTCGTGCTGAAACTTATTGCCGGGAAGCTCTGCAACCATTCATCACCAACCGGCTCGCCAGCCGCATCGATGTCAATGCGCAGCGCACAAACATCGAGCGCATCGATGCCGACATAACGATCTATCGAGGTCCGCTGTCGGCGATACAGCTTCAATATCAGGCACTTTGGAGTGAAATCGGTAACTAATGGCCCCTTGGGAAACACCATCGCTTGAGCAGGTGCGCGAGGAAAACCGCGATTACATCACGGCGCGATTGCATTCCGGCGCCATGGTGCCGAACAGCGCGCTGCGCGTGCTCGCCGATGCCAACGCCGGCCTCGCCTATCTCACGCTGCTTTATATCGATTGGCTGTCGAAGCAACTGCTGCCTGATACTGCGGAGACCGAGTGGCTTGACCGTCATGCGCAGATCTGGCTCGCGGGTCGTAAGGCTGCGACTTACGCAAGCGGCACGGCCAACGTCACCGGCGCGGCGGGAACAATATTGCCGGTTGGCGCGCAATTGAGTGGCGCTGGCGGTGCCTATCAGACGACGGCACAGGTCACGGTCGGTACGACGGCAACGCCGGTTGCCGTTGCTGCCTTAACTTCAGGCGCTGCCGGCAATGCCGATCCCGGAACAACGCTGAGCTTCTCAACGCCGATAGCCGGCATCGATTCTTCGGCGATCGTTGTCTCGCTGACCGGCGGCACGGATGCCGAGACCGATGATGAATTGCGGGCGCGCATCCTCGAACGCATCCGCAATCCGCCGATGGGCGGCGATGCGGAAGATTACGTGCAATGGGCGCTCGCCGTTCCCGGCGTGACCCGCGCCTGGTCATACCCGCAAGAGATGGGAATGGGAACCGTTACGGTTCGTTTCATGATGGATGATTTGCGTGCGCCAACCGGATTTCCGACGCCTCAAGATGTTCAGAATGTCACGCTGGCGCTCGATCAGGTGCGGCCCGTTGCCGTGAAGGACTTCTTCGTCGAGGCGCCGGTCGCTTATCCGATCGATTTGACGATCTCGAATCTTGTGGTCGATAACGCCGGCACCGAGCAGGCGATCAATGATTCGGTCGCGGCGATGCTGCACGACAAGGCGATTCCCGGCGGAACCGTCTATCGCTCATGGATCGATGAGGCGATTTCCGGCACGGCAAACGTCGATCATTACGACCTGACTTTCAATGATACCAATATGCCGGACAATGGATCACTGGCCGTTCTCGGCACGATTACCTTCGCGTAAATGGCAACTGCACAAAATCTGACTGTCGTATCGCCGGCTCTCGGAACACCGCAGGCGTCGATGCCAACTGCCAGCATTACTGTCGGTTCGCCGACGCTTGGCGCGCCACTGATCAGCCCGCAGACGCCAACCGGGCAAAATCTTACGGTTGGATCTCCGGTGCTTGGAAAAGCTGCAGTAAATCCCTTCTTTGCACGGAATCTTGCGACTGGATCTCCATCGTTCACGGGTCCGGCGATCGGCATCGTCAATGCGCCGATTGATGTCAGTGCGCTTTACGATCGGCACGTTCGCCGCAGCGGCGACGATTATGCCGTCGCTTTCTCGGCATTGCTGCCGCGGGGGGCAGCGTGGCCGCGCGAACCTGAAACGGTGTTGATGTCGCTGATCGCCGGCATGGCGCAGATCTGGGGAGATCCGGTCGACAAGCGTGCCGCCGATTTGCTGGAGCAGGAAAGCGATCCGCGCACGACGGTTGAATTGCTGCCGGACTGGGAACGGAACTGGGGCCTGCCTGATCCCTGCTTTGCCGAACCGCTATCGGTTCACGATCGTCAGGTCGCTCTCGTCCAGCGCATGACCATCGAGGGCGGGCAAAGCCGGCAGTTCTTCGTCGATGTCGCCGCGCAGCTCGGCTACACGATCACCATCACCGAATACCGGCCGTTCATGACAGGCATCGACAAGGTCGGCGACAATCGCGTAATCGGCACTGGTGCGACGATGTTCGATCAGTTCGATTACATCATCCTCAATCCGCTCGGCACGCCGGTGCAGGCCGGGCAATATTCCGAATATCCATACATGCTCGGTGTTCCTGAAAATCGATTCTATTGGACGGTGCACGTCGGGCAAACGCGATTGACTTGGTTTCGTTGCGCTAGCGGGCAGACCGGCGTCGATCCCCATCTGCGCATCGGCATCGCGACCGATGTCGAATGCGTGCTCAACCGATGGAAGCCGGCGCACACCGATATCATCTTCGATTACTCCGGATCGACGAGCGGCAATGATCCGATGGCGGGAACGCCGTGACAAACTTCGGGGAGATTGAAACTTGAAATATAATGCTCCGTATGGTGTGGCTGACCCTAACGCTCCTTATCAGAACGGGAATCCGGCAACAGGAACGGCCGGTTCAATTCCTCCCGCAGCCGCGATCGAATATCCGCAGCGTGAAATCGTTAATTTGATCACCAATGCCGGGATCACGCCTGACAATGCCGATCTTAATCAGCTCGCTCGTGCCATCCAAGGCGGCAAGCTCATCTATGCCGTCGACAGCGGGACGGCTAACAACTATGTGGTGACGTTAAGCCCGCCGCTGCTGTCCTATTTTGATGGCCTATCGATGTGGGTGCTGATCACCAATACGAATTCCGGTGCGGCGGTGATTAACGTCAACGGCCTCGGCTCCCGCAATATCGTCCGCCGCGGCGGAGCGGCGTTGATTGCCGGCGACATGCCGGCGCAATATAAATCGTTACTGACCTATAATTCTATCCACAATAATTTTGAACTTTACGGAACCGGCTTTGATCCCGCTACCGGATTCCTTCCGATCCTCACGGCAAATACCAATCTCTACGTTAACACATCGACGGGAAGCGATTCGCTTTATGACGGCACCTCGCCGACGATTTCCGGATCTCATGGCCCATTCAAGACGATCGGAAGGGCGATAAACGAAACATTCAAGTATGGACCATCGTTGTTCACGATGACAATCAATGTGGCGACGGGAACCTACTCAGAAGCCCTGGCTACGCCGAGCGTGCGCGGGCCGACGGTCATTATAATTGGGGCAGGGAAAACCAGCACCTTTATCGGCGGGGCGAACGGCTCGAACACTATTTTATGTCAAGCTTCAAATAATCTTACGGTAAGAAATTTATGCACATATTGTGGCGGCACGGTTGGCGCTGTTTCTCCGGATCATTTTTTGGTGGCAAGCGGAGCATCATTTACCACGGATACTTGTGCATCGTCTGGCGGCTGTCCGCGCGCCGTATTCGAATCTTGGTCGAGTAGTTCAATAACGGTGGGAAATCACGATTTTAATTCCGGCTCTGCCGCAAACCAATTGTTCCAGGCATCGACAGGCGGTCAATTATTCTTCGGTCAAAGCGCTAATATCCAGTTTCTCGGCCCAGTGACTGTCAGCGATGCTGTGGCTAAGGCAGAGGCAAACGGTGTCGTCTCCAATAGCGCGTCCCCGTATCAACCGAGCTTCGTCAGTCCAGGCAATGTCACTGGCGCAAAGTTTGGAGCAACGCTGAACGGAGTAATTTATACTTCAGGACAGGGCGTGAATTGGTTCCCGGGAACCACTGCTGGCTACACCAATACTGGAGGGCAATACCTATAAAGAGGAAAATGAAATTAT